CCACGGTGACGGGCTCGGCGTGGACGGTTCACCCTGTCTCCACCTTCCGGCGTATTGGCCCGGCTGGCGCCTCGAGCAAGACGCGCATCGCGGCGACCATCCCTCACGAGCTCGGCCCCACGGATGTCGACGTGGTCGACTCGTCGGGCATCGTCGCGGGCGACATCATCCACGTGGGTCTTGAGGCGCTGCAGGTCGGTAGCGTCTCGGGCAACACGTTGCAGAACTGCCTCCGCATCATCGGCCAGACGCGGCGGTATCGGCACACCTACGACGCGGTGCGCGGCTGGCAACCCTATGTCACCGAGGCGCCCATCTTCTGGCGCGGTCGCGTGGCCATTGTCCAAGCGGCGCCCGTCGTCGGTGGGCAGCGGGTCGGCTCGTATCTGGAGATATGGCGCGGCGTCCTCGACCGCGAGGCCGAGTTGGCGCCTGACGGTCTGTCGCTCACCCTGCGCATCGCCTCGATGACGGCGGCCATGCGCCAGAAGCTCTCAGGCGGCGCGACCTCTGCGCAGCTCGTCCGCGGGTGGCATCACTTCGCGCCTCGGGCAGACGGCGCGGACGGCTGCCAGGTCTCCCACGAGCAGGAATGGGACACCGGCGCGGCTGTTCGCACTCCGTACTCCCTGCACGATGCCGACACCATCGAGACGGACGGCAACGCATACACGGCTCATTTCAACCTGTTCGACATCTCCCTGCCCGATGGTCACCCACGACAGGGGCGACTGCAGCTGGAGAACGGTGTCGGCGCATCGACTGTCCACGAGGTCACGGCGCGCAACCTGACGGGCGGCGGCAAGTCTCGCTTCGACGTCAGCCCCAATGCGGTCGCGTTGGTCGGCACTAACGTCGGCGACGCGGGCAACGTCTCGACCTCCGAGTACTCGACGCTCTCGCTGGTCGACCCGACTGGAGGGGGGGAGATTGTGCGCTGGCCTGACCGCCTGCTCTCCGTCGTCGCAGGTGCAGACCTGACGCAGCGTGCGTGGAACTTGTCCCGCTGGCAGTGCGAGACGTGGTCACCTGTCACCACGCAGGGCGTCGAGGGACGCTGGGCGAACGTGCGCCTGTGGTCCTCGGGTGATGGGTCACATCAGGTGCACCTCGCCCTGCAGGAGCAGGGGCAGGGCGGCGCGCTGCAGGTCCGGTTCGGGCGCGACCGTGGCAACGAGAACAGCCTCTGCCTCGGCTGGGATTGGCGCGCGCTCGATGCTGGCGCGTGGCCGAGCAACAAGCTGCGCCGGGTCGACACGAGCGCGCTCGACCGAAACAACGACGTCGACGCCTACGACGTGCGCGGCCCTGCTCTCGCGTGGGCGCAGGTTGGCGACACTTACCTGCTCGTCACCGACGACGTCTTCGCAGGCGGGGCGCCTCAGTGGGTGCGTCTTGAGGGCGGCGACGACTACGGCACGCAGTCAGTCATCTACGCTCTGGTCTCTGCCTCGACACCGGCGCTCGACCCGGACACCGGCGCTCAGGTTGGCTATTCGCTGACGGTCGACCAGTGGTCACCCGAGCGCGACACGTTCATCATCGACCGCGGGACCCCGGTGCAGGTGACGCCGGTTGCGCGCTTCTTTCAGGAGACGCCATCCCGCGCGGCCGTTGTGCTGCTCGTCTCGGCCGTGGGCGCCCAGACTGAAACCGTGCTCGACTACCTGCCGGTAGGTGCGGGACTCGCTGCGACGGACGTGCTGCCCAGCAGTTTCGAGTCGTTCCCCGTCCCCGAGGTGCTGCGCGACTACAACGCGCCCATCGACCCCAACGAGACGGTCGAGGACAACATCCGGGACATCCTCACCCTGCTCGGCGCGTCGGTCGTGCAGCGGTACGCACTCGGGCGGCAGTACGTAGCCCTCGCCCCCATCACCTCGGCCGATGAGCGCGAGGCCGTGTTGACCATCACGGACGCCGAGCTGCTCGTCGATGGGCAGGTGACGAGCGCAGTCGACGGCAAGGTGGTCCGCGCCTACAAGCTGTCGAGCGACTACAACGACGCGGGCGAGGCGCAGCGCGTCATCACCTACGTGGACAGCGACGCCATCTCTGCGGCCGGTGGCGACGCTGGCGCCCAGCTCGACATCGACCTGCGCGGCATCGTCCTCGAGGGTGGCGCGGCAGACGCGGCGGTGAACCTGCTCCCTTACGTGCAGCATCTCCGCAAGCGGGTCGGCGTGCCTCGCGTGCGCTACCAGCTGGCGGTGAGCCTCGACCTTACCGGGGCGCATGAGGTCGCGCTCGGTGACTGCGTCGTCCTCACGGCGGCCGCTGCCATCGCCATTGACGGCACCATCGGCGTGACCTCGCAGCCCTGCCGCGTCATGGGCCTTGAGCGCGACTGGCTCAGGAACCGCTTGAGCCTCACGCTATCCTGCACAGGCGGTCGACCCTCGGGCTACGTGCCGAGCCTGCGCGTGGCGTCCGTTGTCGACCCCGTCACGGTCACCGTGCAGCCCAACCAGTACACGGCCACCACGGACCCTCGCACCGGCGAGGCTCAGACCGACCTCGGCACGAGCGCGGTGCCATACTTCGCCTCGCAGGACGTCGTCCTCTGCGTGCCTGCGGGCGCGTGGTCGAGCTCCACAACCCGCACCATCCTCAGCATCGTAGGCGTCACCGTCACGCTCGACGGCGCGCACGGCCTCGCCATCGGCGACGACATCGAGCACGCAGGGTGGGCGCTCGTCACCGACCAGGTGCGGCGGTATGCGTACCTCGCCCGGCCTGACGGGACCATTGGCGGGACCGACCCGGCCAAGAGCATCGGCTGATGCTGCACGGCGACACGTGGGTGATGATTGCGGGCGTAGTCCTAAGCGTCGCGGTCGTTGGCGCTCTGGTCTGGTACGTGAACAGCATCATCCCGCAGACGCTGGGTCAACGTGAGTGGCTCACGCGGTTCGTCGCGCTCGTCTTGACCGTGTTTCTCGGCGTCTTCGTGGCCGACGTCATGGTGAGCTGGGACGTGCAGCTGATGAGCGACGACCTCAGGCGCGGCCTGTTCGATTTGATTAAGAGCATCGTGCTCGTGGTCTTCGGCTACCAGTTCGGCGCCAAGGCGACGACGGCAGGCGACGACGACAAGCCCGAGCAGTAAGCGGCGCAAGTCCGCACGGCTCAAGGCTCTGCGCACAAGGCGCAAAAAAGTGCGCGCTCTTTGCTTTTTTGCTTGCGTCCGCAAGTGAAGGCGCATAGATTCACCTCATCAGCAAGGCGCTGACGACGACGAACCAAGAGGCCACCGAGCGGTGGGACTGACGCCGCTGGGGAGCGGCAAGGGAGACAACATGGCAAGCAATACGGACATCATCGCCCAGGCCGACGTGCTCGGCCCCACTGCGCTCGTGGCTGCGGCCTCGTCGCTGGCGCCCGACGCGCTGCGCGGCAAGCCTCACGACGCGCTCATTGTCCTTATGGCCGGTCGCGAGCTGGGCCTCGCCCCGATGCAGTCGATGCGCATGCTCGGCGTCATCAAGGGCAAGGTCACGCTCGCAGCCGACGCCACGGTCGCGCTGGTCCGTCGCTCGGGCGAGTGCCTGCAGTGGCGCCTCGTCGAGTCGACCGCGCAGCGTGCGACCTACACGACGCAGCGCAAGGGCGACACCGAGCCGACGACGCTGACGTGGACCATCGAGCAGGCGCAGCGCGCGGGGCTCACTGGCGGGCAGGGCTGGCGCTCCTACCCCGAGGCGATGCTGCGGGCGCGCTGCGCTGCGGCTCTGGCGCGCATCGTCTACCCCGACCTCGTCGCAGGCATTTACGACCCCGACGAGCTGGCGACCCCGCTCGACTCTGGCAGGGTCGAGACGCTCCGTCCTGTCGAGGCGCCCAAGCCGGTCGTGCAGGTGCTTGAGGAAGCGCCCAAGGTCGAGCAACTCCCGGTCGCGGTCGACACGCGGTCCGGCCTGACTGGTGAGCTGCTCGGCCTCGGCGACGATGTGCCCGACTACGTCGAGACGCTGTTGGCGCGCGATGGCCTCGACATCGGCACGGCCCCGCTCGGTCGACTGCGCGGCGCTGTGTCCTACCTGACGACGAGCCGCGGCCGGACTGCGCTGGCTGCGTGGCGTGCTGAGCGAGACCAGGCGATGGATGCCGAGGTCACCTACGAGACGCAAGGGGAGGGCTGAGACATGACAATCGAACAGCAAGTGGAGCTCGACGTCCTGCGCGTCGAGTGTATGCGGGCGGCGCGTGATGCTCAGGAGCGTGGCGCGGTCGACTTGTCCATCGTGTTCGGGATCGGGGTCTGTGTCGGGGCGCTCATCTGGTGTGATGCCGAGCCCAGCCGCGGAAACCTCATCAGCCAGCTGCGCGGCTACAAGGCCGAGCTTGAGTCGCTGGGGAGGGGTCCCAATGTCTGACCTCATCGTGGGCGATAAGGATGGGCGCGGCTTCGACTGGGTGAGCGTCACGCTCGGCGCCTGCCTCGGCGCGACCATCACCTTCATCGTCGGCAGCCAGAACGGTGAGCAGGTCGGCAAGAGCATCGAGCGCGCTACGGTGCAGTGCATCGACGAGCTCGGCGTGCGTAACAGCGACTCGACCTCGGCGTGCTGGGACATGCAGGCCGACGCGCTCAACAAGATGGAGTTGCAGCGGCAGGCCATCGACCGTTTGGCCGAGCGCTGCGTGCTCTCGGTGCCACTGGCCGAGCGGTTGCGCGTGACCAAGACGCGGGACGTAAAGCCCTTCAAGGTTGTCATTCCCGCGCCCAGCTCCAACGCCGGCTCGGCCGATTGGGATGCGGAGGACTTCGGCCCCGAGGGCGACCCGGACGGCAAGCCATGACGCACAACCCGGAGACGTGGCTGCGCCACAAGCGGCGCCTCCTCGATGCTTGGTGCGCTCAGGGTCGGCCGAGCTACCGACGATGGGCGCCTGATGGCTACGACGTCAGCATCGACATGGGCGGCGAGTACGAGACCGAGCTAGTGGTCGAGGCCGAGGAGCAGCACGAGGAGTCGGCGACCGAGTGGGACGGATACCCCGGCGTGCGTGGTGGCTGGCACGTCTTCGGCGTGTGGCTCCAGCGGCACGGCGCCTGGGTGAACATCATGAATCGCATGGGGCGAGACCGCCTTGAGGCAGTACGGCGAGAGCTGCGGGCGATGGGCGCCTGCGGCTACTACAACTGACCGCTGGGGAGCGGCAGACAGGAGAATGAGCATGGGAGAAATGAAGTCCAAGGTGATGATGGTCGACCCGGCGCTCGCGCTGGCGTGGCTGCAACGAAACATTGAGACCAACCGACCGCTGCGGCCGACTGTCGTGGAAAACTACGCAGACGAGATGAGGCGCGGCGAATGGCATCTGACCCACCAGGGCATCGCGCTCGACATCGACGGCAACCTCATCGACGGACAGCACCGACTCGCAGCCGTCATCAAGGCCAACGTCATCGTCCCAATGATGGTCACGGTCAACGCGCCTCGGGCCTCGTTCGTCGCGCTGGATGGTGGCGTCAAGCGCACGCTCGCGGACAGGCTGACGATGCCTCCCGATGTGGTGACTGTCCTGAATGCTGCATGGTGCCTGAAGAAAAACTCAACGCAGCGCACCACTCCAGCCACTGTCGCGGCGCTGGCGAGCACGGAGTTTGGCGCGGCAACGAAGCGCTTGTTTGAAACCAGTCCGCTGACCAGGCGCAGGGTCATGTCATCATCCAGCGTCTCGCTGGCGGCCGTGGTGAACATCGTCGAGGGGCAGGACTTCGACTGGGTGGTGGAGCAACGGCGAGTGCTCATCAGCCAAGACGAGGCGAACGAAACGCCCATGGCCAAGTCGTTTCGCAGGCGGTTCCAAGACCGACGAATCGGCGGCGATATTTTCACGGCCATCGACGTGCTGGCCTGTGCGTTGCGTGTGTTTGACGCAAGCTGCGCGCATCTGACTGGAGTCAAGCTGTACGAGGGGTGGGAGTCCGCTGCCCGCAGTCGCGTCATCAACGCACTCAACAAGGAGAGCAACTGAACATGGCAAGCGTCAACAAAGTCATCCTTCTCGGCAACCTCGGCGCGGACCCCGAGGTTCGGTACACGTCGAACGGGCAGGCGGTTACCGAGCTGCGCATGGCCACAAGCGAGCAGTGGACCGACAAGGACGGGCAGCGGCAGGAGCGGACCGAGTGGCACGCCGTCAGCGTGTGGGGCAAGACGGCCGAGCTCTGCGGGCAGCATCTGGCCAAGGGGCGCTCGGTGTACGTCGAGGGGCGGTTGGAGTCGCGCGAGTACACCGACAAGGAGGGCGTCAAGCGCAAGGTCTGGGAGATCCGCGCCGACAAGGTGACGTTCCTCGGCGGAACCAAGCGGGACGAAGACCGGCCCTCGGCGAGCGACGCGCTGTGGATGGGGCAAGGCGCGCCCAAGGTGGCAGACCGAGTGCGCAGCAACCCGCCATTCTCCAAGCCCACGACGCCTGACGACTCGGACCCTATCCCGTTCTGATTGCGCAGGATTGCGTAGGATTGCGTAGCGCGCAATGCGAGCGCAATCACCGACAAGCCTAGCAATCGGGGCGTGCTCGCTGACGTGGGCGCGCCCTTTTAGTTTGCGTGTGGATTGCCGCACGGATACAGTAAGACGCCCAACTGATGGGCAAGGAGAACCATGTTCAACATCGGCGCGTGGGAGGCATCGGGCCTCACAATCAAGGCTCTCGCAGAGGCGGCAGGCGTGTCGTTTTCAACGGCTTGGCGCTGGATTCACAAGGGCGCGACGCCCTCCCCGCTGGCGCGGCGACGCCTGGTCAAGCTCGGCCTGTGGGCGCAACGCTCCAAGGTGACCAAGCCGACGCAGGCCCAGGTCGATGCGGCCAAGCGCATACTCGCAGCGGCGGACGCGCAGTGAGCTGGGTACGCGTCGACTGCGACATCCCGATGGATGGTCGCCTCGTGGGCAGCGGTCACGCGTGGGCATGGCCTGCGGTCGTGGCGCGCGCCAAGGCGGGCGACGGTCGCATCCTGATGCGCGAGTGTAGCCCGCGGGTGATGGCGTACCTGTGGGGGCCGTCGCTTGAGGCGTGGCAGGCGGCGCTCGACCATCTGCTCGAGGTCGGCCTGCTCATCGTCGATGGCGACGCGTACCTCGTGGCGGGCTGGGACGAGTACCAGCGGGACAACACCGGCGCCGAGAGGCAGCGGCGTCACCGAGCGTCACGCCGTAACGGTGACGTCACGGACGGTCACGTGACGTCACGTGACATAACGGCAAGTAACGGTGACGTCACGTTACGTCACGTGACGTCGCGTGACAGTCACGCCTACAGTACAGTACAGGACAGGACAGTACAGGACAGTACAGTAGCTGCTGACGCAGCTACTACGCGCGCGCATGCGCCCGCGCGCGAGGCAGCCACGGCGGCCACGACGGGTGACCAGCTCGGGGCAGTCGCTGAGCGCTGGCGCCTCGCGCTCCGAGGCAAGACAGGAGCGGCGCCCCTCGTGGTCGGTGCTCTGGACATCGACGCCCTGAGCGCGGCGGTTGCCGAGCGCGGAGCCGAGTACGTGACGAGCTGCATCGACCGAGCGGCAGAGGTCGCAGGCGGCAGCGGCCCGAGCTTGGCCCTGCTCCGCTCCATCCTGCGCGACGGCGTACATCCGACAAAGCCGACCAAGTCCGGTCAAAGCCGGTCAAAGTCGGACAAACCCAACGACCACGACCCCAAGCGCGTCAACGATGCGTGGAAGGACGTGCCTGACCAGGGGTACACCTTTTGACAACCGACCAGCTCGACGCACTCCTGAGTCAGATCTGCGCGCCCGACGTGCGGAGCATCCTGACAAACCGACCCCCGCGCATCGAGGACGAGCGCAAGGCCCGCATGGCTGTGCGTGACGCACTGCTGGAGCTGCGCGCAGGTCGCAAGCTCGACGCGGGTGAGCGCATCATCGCCATCCACGGCATCGGCAAGCGCGACGGCTGGCCTCTCGCGTTCGCGGCCGTGTCGATTTCGCTTGCGAGTGCAAACCAAACCGCTACAGTCGAAACGCCGCTGGGGAGCGGCACCCACCACAGGAGACAGCACAATGAGTGACGACAAGCGCATCGGCACGGCCGACAACTACGCCATCAGCGACGCGGCCGAGGCTGCGCGTGCGGCCTACAGCTACCGCAAGACGCCCGAGTACGAGACGTGGCTGCAGGAGGTCGCGGCGTGGCGGCGCTGCGGCATGGACGGTCCGCAGCCCCCGGCGCCCGACCTGAGCCAAGGCCTGCAGGAGTACCGCTACGGCGAGCCGACGCGGCGCGTGTCGGTCGACCTCTGGCGCGAAGACCTGCGCGGCCTCGACCTGCGGGACATCCCGCGCAGCACGTACGGCGCGACCGTGCGCGACAAGTGGCGCATCCTCGGCACAGTCCTGCCGGGGCGCGACCAGATCGAGCTCGGCGCGTTCGAGCTCGCGTCGGTGATGACGCGGTTTATGCTCATGGAGCTGGGCCTGCGTCGTGGCGGCGATGCGGGCGACGCGTACAACGACCTCGTCGGCGAACTGTACGGTCACGCGCTCGAGGCGGCGCAGAAGATGGTTGAGCACCTGCTCACGGCCGACATCGAGTCAGGCCTCAAGCGGCCCACGGAGGACGCATGAAGCCCATCGACCCCAACGACCTGAGCAAGTACCTCGACCTCGACGCGCCCACGGTGCCTCGTCCGCATCTGGTCCCGCTGTCGTGGCATGACGTCGAGCTCCACAAGACCGACGACGGCCTCTGCGCGTGGCGGTCGTACACCTGCCCCGTGTGCTGCGGCACCGAGAGGCACACGAGGACGGGCGAGCGCTGCCAGTGCGCGGGCATCGGGGCGCGCATGCGGCGCCTGACCTTGGCGCGCATCCCTTGGACCTACCATCACACGACCATGGACGACCTGAGCCCCGAGGGGCGCGCGTGGGTGGAGAGCTACCAGCCCGAGGGCAAGGGCCTGCGCTTCCTCGGCTCGACCGGGCGAGGCAAGACGCATCGCATGCTCTGCGCAGTGCGTGGCCTCTGCGAGCGCGGCATCTCGGCGCGGTACGTCTCGTGGGCGCTGTGGCTCGACGACATGCGGCAGGCGATGGGGCGGGACGGCGACATGGCAGCGCTCAAGGCGCGCATCGAAGGGCCTGCAGTCGTGGCGCTCGACGACATCGGGCGAGAGCGTGACACGGACTGGGCGCAGTCGCAGCTCGACCAGCTGCTCGAGCGGCGCACGCTGTCGGGTGGTACGGTGCTCATCGCGTCGAACCTGACGGACGAGGGGCTTGAGATGCACCTGGGCGACCGGCTTTGGTCGCGCATCAAGGCGAGCACGCGGCCGGTGGTGATGACGGGCAAGGACTGGAGGGCGGCCAAGTGAGCAAGGACGCATGGACGCAGCTCGTGCGGGACTACTACTCGTCCAAGTGGACGCAGTGCGGCCGGATGGCCGAGTCGCTCTACGCTGAGGGTGTCGAGCTCGAGGAGATTGCGACCCGGCTGAACGCGTGCGGGTTCCGCACGTCGAAGGGGCTGCGCTGGTCGCAGATCGGCGTGTACGGGATGCTGAGGGCTCGACGAGACGAGCGACGGAGGATGCACTGATGGTCCAGATTCTGACGATGCACCCACAGGTGAAGCTCGGCGGCGGGAGTGCCTGCCCCGAGTGCGGGTCGAGGACGGCCGAGCGGTCGCAGCGGGTGACGGCGTCCGGCCTCGACGAGCGGCACCAGTGGTGGCTGACGCGGCACTCCTGCGAGGGGTGCGGGTGGGCGCAGGACGAGCTAGCGCAGGGGGTGAGCAGTGGCCAAGGCTGACGTGGCAGCGGCGCGGGTCAACCTGCGCGCGGCGCTGGAGCGGCATGGTCTGCGCGGCCGAGTGCAGGACATCGGCACGGTGCGGGTAAGGTTCGGCCGGTTCGCTCTGGTCGAGTATCTGCCTCGGGGCGGCGACGGTCCAATGATGTGGCGCACGTGGAGCTTTGCGGAGGGGCAGGCGTGGTTTGAGGCCGACGAGCTGCACGTCGCTCTCGGGCGCACTGTCGAGGCGCTGCGCGAAACGAGAGACGCGGCCAAGCGGGCGCTGGGGCAGGAGCCATGACCTGCGAGCGTTGCGAGTTCATCGAGGCCGAGTACGTCCGAGCCGAGGCCGAGGACCTGACGCGCGATGCGCTTGTGCTGGCGTTGGCTGCGGCGCGGGTCGAGCGGAATCGGCTGCGCGAGGCTCTGGCGGCGGTCGACCACAGCTACCAGACGGGCAGCGTGCTGCCTGCGTGGGTGCTGCAGACTCTGGCCGAGCACCATGCGCGGATTCTGGCCACATGGCCAGAAAGGGGGAGTCGTGACCGTCAGTGAGCAAATCGACCTTGCTCTCAAGAGCGTCATGCCGTGCAGGGAGAGGATCCGAGGCGGGTGGCTCCACAGCGCATGGATGTTCTATGACTTCATGCCGGTCAGGACGCGCGCCACACGTGGAGCGCAGCGCAAGGCTGCTCAGGACTTGGCCGAGCGCTTGATTGAGCATCACCGTCAGCAGCTCATCGACAAGGCGTTGAAGCATCTGCCGCTTGGCGCTGCGGCCAGCGAATGCGAAGTGCGGACGCCTCGCCCCGTGGACTCGCCAGGGCTTATGGTCGTTGTGGAATGGCGCGTGAAAGACAGCGCGGTAGAGCGTACCCGAAGGCAAGCTCGGTGGCGTTGGCGTATGAGCTGTAGCCAACAGGAGGCAAGGCAGCCATGACCACGGCGGCGACCAGAGGCAGGTCCTCGCAGCGGCGCGGCTCGCAGTGGGAGCAAGCCATCGACGCGTACCACGACCATCTCCGTGCAGCCGGTAAGGCGTGGCTAGTCCGCGTCCCTACCGAGGCGCGCGTCATGGGTCCGACCGGCATGGATGCCCGAGGGCGCACGACCTTTCCGGCGACTTGGGCAAGCCGAGCGTCGGTCGACTTCGTCGGCGTCGTGGCCGGTGGTCGAGCGGTCGCGCTTGAGGCGAAGACCTGCACGACTGAGCGGTGGTGGTTCAGTGAGGCGCTCGGCGGCCCGACTGCGGGTAAGGCTGCGGGCATCGAGTGGGAGACGCTCGACGCGGTCGACCAGCTCGGCGGCCTCGCCCTCGTGCTGCTCGATTGGCGCGGGTCGCAGTGGTGCGTCGAGTTCGGCGTCCTGCGCGCGTGGCGCGAGGCGGGCAAGGCGTCGGTGATAGAGACGGAGCTGGCGCCTCGGGCGCGGCTCTTGAAGGGGGCACAGTGGCTGAGTTCCTGACCGTCCTACCTGAGCAGCATCTGCCCACCATCCGCGAGTGGCAGCGTGAAACGTGGAATGCGGAGCGTGAGCGGTACGTGGCACTCAAGCGCCTGCTCACGCTGCGTCTGGCCAGCGCCCTGCATGAGCACGGCATCGGCCTGACGTACGAGTACATGGGGCGCACGGCCGACGCATGGAGCCGCGAGCTCGTCGAGATAAACGCGCGCGGGACGCAGCCGCGGCTGGCGACATCGCCTCATCTGATGCGTTATGTGGGCGAGTACCAGCAGCGCGAGAACATCGACCTGCGCAGCGGTGCCATCCTTGAGTTGCTAGGCTTGGAGCGTGCCAAGCGTGCGGAGGAAGGCGGCCCGAGTCGTCACGTCCACATCTCAGGCGCGGCGCTACAGAGGCTCCTACAATGGCGCCAAGAGATAAGCGCGCACAGCGGCGCAGCGGTATCGCTTGCTTCCATCCTCGCGGTGCAGCTCATCGACGGACTGGAGCGCATCGGCATCAGATGCGACACTAGGGGAAGCGAGCGCCCGCCTGACTCGCCTCTGCGCAGTGGTCGACCTCCTACCGATTCCGACGACCGCGCGCGCGCCTACAACTACCAGGCGCCCGCCTTGCTTTTCGCACGCTGCCTCGAGGCGGCACCCAAGCTCGGCATCGACGTGACCGGCAGGTACGCGGCCGGGAAGGTCATCGTGCATCTCATCATGACCAGCGAGAGCATTAGCCCGACGCTGCTGCAGGCTCAGTTCACCTATGGGCAGGCAGTCGCCAACGCTCGCAGGTCGCTGCGCGCGCGTGAGCGAGCGGAGTCCGACAAGGTCTACGCAGAGCGATTCCTGACCTTGTGCAAGGAGCGGGCGGCGCGTGACAAGTGGCAGCGCAAGGGAGGCGTGGGCAAGCCTCCTGCCTCGACCATCGACGACCATCTTGGGCGCACGGTCCATGGCCACAACGCCGAGCGCATCGCAGCGGACCGGGCAAACCGGCACGCTGACATGCGCGAGCACAAGCAGGAAGTGGCGCGGCGCTCGGTTCGGTGATACTGTACCCATCTCACGCTCCTCGGCGTCTGCACTCCGTACGCGGCTGAACGGGGGGCGTGAGTATTGTCTAGGTGGGATGGGGGCGGGACATCTCCCCCATGGTCTAGGCTCCTGCGTGGCGCGTCGGCTGTCTCCTTGCCCCCGCGTCACCGTCTGCCGTCGCCTCCATCCCTCCTAGACCATGCAGGAGTGGGCCTGATGTGGTAGGGTGTCGCGCATGAGCGAACGCCTGACCCCGCACTTCAGTGACGTTGAGTTCGTCGATTGGCGCAACGGCCACGTCTGGCAGACTCCCACGTCACGAGCCCGCTACCTCGAGCTATGCCAGCGCACGCTGGAGCCACTGCGCGAGGCGCTTGGGCGCTCGATCCGCATCGTCAGCGGAGAGCGCAAGGAGAGCAAGACGGCGGCGAACTCGCGGCACATGCCCCCTGAGCTCCGACCCTCGGTCAAGGAGCGCGGCAAGCCTGACGGCAGCCCAGACGCGGCAGCCGACATTCAAGTCGGCGGCATGCTGCCCATCGACGTGGCCCTCGCGGCGCTGCGGCTCATGGCTCAGCGCGAGATCCCTGTGGGCGGCGTCGGCATCTACCCGACGTTCGTTCACCTGGACAACCGTGGGCGCTTGGCGAGCTGGAAGGGCTCGGGCGTCGATGATGCAACTTGGCAGAGATTCCGCGCGGCGGTGGTCGACTGCGCGACAGCAGTGCGAATCAGCATGGAGGTCGGGAGCGATGACAATGCGTAAGGTGGCAGCAGTGGTCGCGGCTGTGGCGATGGTCGGCGCGGTCCCGGTGACGGGCTCGGCGCAGGACGCCAACGGCATCTACGGCAACGTCTACGGCTGCGCGGTGGTCGCTCCGACCTCGGCGGCGTGGACGCAGATTGCCTCGTCGGACATGAAGGACACCTCGACCGGCACGGCGCTGTCGGCGGGCTTGTTCCTCTCGTCGCTCTCGCTGGTCTCGCGTGATGCGTGGGGCGGTAACGCCTCGTTCATCTGCCTCGGACCGGCGGCGAGCTGCCCCGCAGCGACGACGAACGCGCCCCGCCTCGACGCTGGCACGGCCAAGAGCATCGAGGTCCGTGGTGTCCTGAGCGGGACGGCGCAGAGCAGCATCACCACGCTGTCGCTCAAGGGCTCGGCCGTTGGTGCGTCGAACGTCGAGGTCTGCGCCCACTACCGGAAGGTGCCGTGATGGCTGGCACGACGACGACTTTTCCCGGCGCTCCTGGTCCGGCTGGGCCGGCTGGTCCCGAGGGTCCCGAGGGTCCGCAGGGGCCGGTTGGACCCGAGGGTCCTCCTGGGCCGCAGGGTGACCCCGGCCCGCCTGGGCCTCCGGGCGACCCGCAGACGCCCTACGCGAGCACGCCTGCCAACATCGGCACGGCTAGCGCGGGCTCGTCCGACGACTACGCGCGCGGCGACCATGTCCACGCGGCGGCGCTCGCGGACCTGTCTGACGTGGCCTCGACGGCTCCGTCCTCGGGCGAGGTGCTGACGTGGTCGGGCTCCGAGTGGGCGCCTGCTGCGGCGACAGGTGGCTCAGAGGCGGTGTTCGCAGGCGCGCTCACCGTCTACGTTGACCCGGTCAACGGCACGGACGCTCCTGGTGGTGGCACTCTCAGCGCACCATACGCCTCGATCAACTACGCCTACTCGCAGGTCACGTCGCTCGGCAACCCAAGCAACAGCACCTACAACGCAAGCGTCGGTCAGTTCGTCACCGAGAAGTTGATCTTCCAACTTGCGCCTGGTCGCTACGTGGAGGACGTCACGCTCGGCTTCAAGCGTGCGCGCGTGCAGCTGATTGGTAATGGCGTGCAGATTGTCGGCAACGTGAAGATGTCGGCAGTTCGCGCGGACTTCCCCGCGTCCAGCATGGAAGCACTCAAGGCCAGCTTCCCTGCGCCGTGGGCGGGCGTTTCGGCGCAGATGACTTTCGAGATCACGGGTGAAGCCGGCGGCGGCGTCGAAGCCGACACGACCGCAGACCCGCTCGTCGTCACGGGCCTGTCTTCTCTCGCCTTTGAGGAGTCGGCGTTCGCGGGCAGTGGCGTTGGGTCCAACTGGGACAACAACTACGGCCAGTTCAACTTCTACGCGAACAAGGCCAACCTGATTGGCGGCATGGTTCTCGGCACCAGCTATACGGTACCGACGACCAACGGGCTCCCCACGTCCGTCATGGAGATTGACGGCTCCACGGTTGGCGAATCGGGATTCGTCCGTAGCTACATCGGCGCGGTGCCTTATGCCTACGTGTCGAGTCCGTCGACGTGGAGCAACGGTACAGGGCAGGCCACTGGCACGCAGAGCGGCACGACGCTCCAAGACACGACCAAGGCGTGGACGGTCAACCAGTACGCGGGCGCCACGGTCAGTCTGACCGGAGGGACGGGTTCAGGCCAGACTGCCACGGTCGTCTCCAACACCGCGACGACGCTGACGCTGTCGACGACTTGGGGCACGACGCCGGTCGCCAATAGCACCATCTACTCGCTGGTCGGCACGGCCAATAAAGCGCCTACGGGCACGATCACACTCAAGTGCCACAACTCCACGCTGGCTGCTGCGCTCGGCCCGCGTTTGACGCTCGGCGAGGTTGACGGCTGCCGCATCTACGACATCGACCGCTCCATGCTCGGCACCGTCGACAATGGCGCCGTCACTGGCTCGACGTCGACTTCGTACATCGGATTCGTGGTCAACCAGTTCCGCGTCTACTCGGGCACCGGCGTCCCTGCGTCGCAGTACCGCATCGGTTCTTCCTCGAGCGGCACTCGGTACAAGATGGACTCGACGTCATACACCACGCTCGCGTTCAGCCGAAACTCGTCAGGCGTGCTCTCTGCGCGCACGCTGAACCCCGCGACAAGCTCGGGAACGGCAACGGGGGGCGCAGCGACAACGATCACGGACACCAGCAAGGCGTTTACGACGAACCAGTGGACGGGCGGCACGATCACGCTGACGGGCGGCACCGGATCGGGGCAGACCCGGACGGTCTCGTCCAACACCGCGACTGCCATCACAGTGTCTCCTGCGTGGGCGATCAATCCCGCGGCGGGTACGACGTACACCGTCACTGCTCTCGTTGCTTTCGACTTCCTCGACGAAGCGCGCTCGCTGGCGTACACGCCAACGACGAGCGCCAACTGGTCGACCGTGCCTGCGACGGTCGGCGCGGGTTTGGATTCGCTCGCGTCGGACAAGCAGCCTGTCGATGCGACCCTGACTGCGCTCGCTGGGTTGGCCACGGCTGCTGATGCTCTGCCGTACTTCACCGGCACTGACGTCGCATCGACGACGACCCTGAGCTCGTTCGCGCGCACACTCATCGACGATGCGGACGCGGCGACGGCTCGCACGACGCTGGGCCTCGGCACCGCGGCGACGCAGAACAGCACGGCGTTCCAGTCGGCCGACGCGACGCTGACGGCCCTCGCTGGTGTCACCACGGCGGCGGACAAGCTGCCGTACTTCACCGGCGTCGACACAGCGGCAGTCGCGGACATCACCACGGCGGGTCGTGAGATTCTGTCGACCGCCTCGAGCGGGACCAACGGGCAAGTGCTGACCAGCTCGGGCGGCGGCGCTCCCACGTGGACGACGGTGTCGGGTGGCGGTGGCTCTGGTCTCCCGACCTCGCAGAGCTGGACCATCGACTGGCGCCCGACCTCGGTCGCCTACGCCACGCTCGCGGCCTCGGGCTGGACACTCGTCAACCTGACGAGCAACGGGCTGTTCGCCGACACAAACGGCAACATCTACGAGGAGTTGGTGCAGACCGGCGTCACGTCGATTGGCTACTTCTACCCGACCGCGCTGACGGTTCAGAACAATCAGCCGTGGGAAATGGAGTGGGACGTCTGGACGTCGCTGCTCGATGGTTTCGTCACGCTGCAGGCCAACGAGGGCGCAGGCGCGGGCAACTATCGGTGGCGGATGCTCTACAACACGACGACCGGCACCCCGGCTGGGTCATGGCAGGCGCAAGGCCCCTCGGGCGGTGTGTCACTCAGCGCGCCGTACGATGTGCAGACCAGCTCTCGCATCATCATGGGTATGCAGAGCGAGCCGCGCGCAAGCCGCGCGTACTACGCAAACGGCGCGTGCGTCGGTCTGCTCAACCCCAACGGATGCGCCGCGGGCGACAACACGAACGTCCCCGGCAAGTACCTGTTCGGCAACTCGTCGACCAGCGCCACGGCCTTCACGCTGCGCGTCTACGGCGCCCGCGTCCTTCATGGCTCGCGCGGCTCCGCCCCTCCCTATGCCCGCAACATCTGGCCCCCGGTGCAACCATGACCTCGCGTCTTTGCTTCTCGGCTCTGTTTCTCGGGGCGTGTTCGGGCGCTCATCTGCCTCCCGTACCGGCTCCCTCGTCGGTCCCGTCGTCGAGCTCGGGCATGCGTCCGTGGGAGTGTGTTACCCCGGTCGGCTCCATCTCGGTCGATCTGCCCGAGGCGCACGGCCTGCCGCTCGTCGGCATCTCGGCCACGGTGCTCGTGGCGGGTGCTCGCGTGACCACGACCTGCGAGCGCACGGACGCGCCCGCGCCTGCGTCGGCTCCTGCGTCGGTTCCTCCGACCGCGGCCCCCGATGCCGAGGTGCCCAAGCTCGCTGCGCCTGAGTCGGCCCCATGAAGGCGATAAGTATGCGAGGGTATCGCACGCTCATCGCGGGCGTGGTCGGCATCGTCGCCATCACCATCCTTGCGATGCACGGCGAGGGCTCGACGGACGGCGCGATTGCGCAGATTGCGGGCATCATCGGCGTGCTGGCCGGTCGGTCGATGGCTGACCGTGAGCAGCACCCACCCACGACCCCACCGACACCTCCCGCAGCATGAAGGCGGCACTCCTCGCAGCCGCCCTTCTCGTCGGCTGCGGGGGGCAACCACGCGTGCGTCCCTCGCCCGTCGAGCGGGCAATCGCCATCGGCCTCGTGACGCTCGGCACCGGCGCGGCCACGGTCGCGGCTCAGTGCCCCGACTCCACCGAGGACGAGTGCCAGGCGCTCTCTGCTCGAGCGGGCGCGGTCGTGCTCTCAGTCTCCCTCGCTGCTGCGGCGCAAGCGTGGCTCGTCGCGTCTGACGACGAGTCAGAGAGGGCGCGCGCTCAGGAAGCCATCAACTCGGCCAAGCAGCGCCAGACCGAGCGCGTGCTACGCGAGGAGAAGTGACATGGAGGTCACCACGGCCATCGCTCTCACCGGCCTCGGCGTCACCATGGGCGGCGTGCTGTGGCGCGTCGCAGCACACGCAGCGCAGACCCGCGCCCATGTCGACCGGCTGCAGGCTGACGTGACGACGTTGCAGGCGCACGTCAAGCAGCTCGACGAGTCGAAGGTAAGCGCGAAGACTCTCACTGAGCGGATGGTCGGCCAGAAGCGTGATATCCTCCAACGGGTCGAGATTTCGCGGCTGTCCGGGCAGCCGGTGCAAGACGGAGACACCTGATGCACATCCTCATCTACGCGGAGACGCACGCCTGTCGTGACCTACTGAGGCAGGCTGCGGCGCTCCTTGGGCCAGTCACAACCACGGTTCACTCTCGCGTCATCGACGCACTGCGGCAGCTCGACGACATGCCCCCGCCAGACCTTGTGTTTGTGGCCGAGGACATCGGCGACAGCGAGCAGGAGAGCGGCCCCGAGCAGATGCACCACGACCACGTGCTGATGGCGGCTAGACGTCGAGGCGTCGCTGCTGTCATGCTTGGGCGGTGGCAAGTGAGCGGGCAGGTGTACGGGGCACCTGTCGTCCCCGAGTTGGGGGCAGCGATGCGACTGGTGACGATGCAGCGGCTACGGGCTACGGCTCGCGAGGCGCTGTTGGGGGTAGCGTGATGGCTGAACAGGCCAAGCGTGGCAGGGGTCGACCCAAGGAGAGTGGGACGCTCTGCAGCAACGAGAACATCGACAAGCTCTGCGAGGCGTTGGAGCGGCTGGGCATCGGCTCGTATGCGTGCATCGAGGTCGGCATCAACGAGGGCACGGTGCGTAGCTGGCTGAGCAGGGCAGCGCAGGGCGGGCAATACGCTATTTTTGCTGAGCGATGGGCGCGCGCACGCGTACGATCTAGGGCAGCTCTGGTCCAAAACATCGCTCAGGCAGGCGCCGATGATTGGCGTGCCTCGGCATGGCTCCTCGAGCGATACGACCCCGAGCACTTCCCCCAGCGTCCCGAGGTGCAGGTCACGACGCATGTGCACCAAGGCGCCGAGGTCGCGCCCCTGCTGCAGAAGCTCGTCAGCGCCAAGCCCGAGAAGGTCGGCAACGCGTGAGTGTCCTGCTGTCATGGCAAGGCGGCCTCGGTGAGACGCGTTTCGGCTGGCATCCCGGCCGAGCCTGCGAGCTGCCCGACTGCCACGAACACGCGCGGTACGTCTGCGACCATGACGACGCGCAGGGCCGCTGCGGGCTAGAGGTCTGCAGCGCGCACTCGGTCGAGACGGTGCCGGGCAACAGCGCCCTGCATCTCTGCGTGCATCATGCCTCGCATCAGCGAGCTTGACCCGCTGCCGTGGCAGGCAGAGTTCCTCCGAGCTGGCTTGTCGGGTGAGTGGTCATCAGACGCAGCGGCGGTCCGTGGTGGCTTGGGCTCGGGCAAGTCACTCGCGCTCTGTGCTCTCGCCATCCTACTTTGCGAGACTCGCCCCGGCGCGCTGGTGGTCGTCGGCATGGACACGTTCAGGCGTTTGCGTGACGTGCATCTACCGCATCTGCACGGCCTGCTCGCGGGCTCGGCCGTAACCTACGCGGCGTCCGAGCAGGCGTTCGTCTGGGCGTCAGGGTCGCGGCTCCTACTTGCTCACCTCGACACCCCGGCGAACTCTGGCCCCGGCTCGTCACCTATCGAGGGTCTGAACGCGCACGCCGTCCTCGTGGACGAGTGCCAAGTACTGCGGCCTGACGTGCTCGACGTGGCCCGGTCGCGTGCTCGTGTACCTGTGGCCGACCAGCGCGGCCAGATGCAGCGGCCCGTCGTCGTGACCTGCGGCATCCCGGTCGAGCCTGCGTGGTGGGTAGAACGAACGCGGGAGATAGGCGGCGAGGCTTACCTGCCGCAGTCGTCGGAGAACGCGCAGCACCTCGGGGCGGGATGGCTTGAGCGCATGCGTGAGACGCTGAGCGACCGTGACTTCGCGGCCCTCGTGGAGAACCGGCCGCTTCCCCCGGTTGGGTCGGTCTTTCACGCGTGGGCGCCTGAGAAGTGCGTGACGCAGGAACTGGTCGACTACAGCTACATGCGGACCATGCTTGCGATGGACTTCGGTCTAAGGCATCCGTGCGCGCTCCTGCTTGTCGAGCTCACGCGCGGTCGGTGGCACGTGACCCGAGAGTGGGCGCCTGACGACGAGACGCTGCCCGACTTCCTTGCGCGACTCTCCATCGAGTGCACGCCTCGGCGACTGTGGCAGCAGGGCAGTCAACGCATCCCGCTCGACGCCGTCGTGGCTGACCCTGCAGGCGGCGCGCGCTCGGCTCAGACCGGCATCGCTGACCTCGACCTCGTGGCGCTGTCGCCTCCCAAGGGGCTGGGCATCATGCCCCGCATCGAGCGCGACCCCGAGCGGCGGGACATCGTCAGCGGTTGTACTCGCGTAAACCTCGCCCTCGAGCGCGGCGCTCTGACGGTCGACCGTGCGCTTTTTGACGCGGGCATCCGAGCGCCTGCCAGCAAGCGCACACTCGCCAAGGCCATGACCGGCTATCGCTGGGACGACCGCGCACCTGGTCGACCTGCCAAGGACGGGACGCACGACCACCACGCCGACACGCTGCGGTACGCCGTGCGCGAGGTGTTGTGGTATCTGCCCGACCCGACGCGGCGCGAGGCAGCGCCTGCAGCTCCTGAGCGTAGGCGTGTCGAGCTCGACCCGATGGACGTGCGCTAAGCTTGACGCGCTCGAGGAGCGTGGTATCGTGCCTCATCTCCTTCGCCGGTGACTCAGGGGCTTTGCTCATTTCACCCTGACGAGCCGGGCCGGTCCAACCCGTGGCAGGGGAGGGAGATAGACCCTCGGGCGCATAAGCGCTCGGGGGTTTGCCTTTTTATGGGGGCGGCCCTAACCTGCGAGTCAAGCGTGTGTCGTGGGATGGTCTCGCGGCGCATGTGCTGAGTCTAGGCCTCGCCCCCGGCCATTCTTTGACAGCGCGTCTCCTCTCCGCGGACTAGCCGCGGCCCCATTGAAGCTCGACAATGACCAGGCGACGCCCGGACCGTCTAGCGATTTCCGCGGACTCCGGTCCGTGGCCCCATTGAGACGCGCGACTCTTTGCACTCCCCCCGTCAGGACCAAGGCTCGCGGAGTCCCGGCCAGACCATCGGTAGACGGTCCCGCTGGGCGCCTTGAGCACTGACCGTGCGTGTCTTGGCGGGGGCGTGCGTTTTCTAACGCGCTGTGCTAGGGTGCCGCTCATGGCACTCTCCGTACAGGTCAACAAGTACACCGCTCCCGAGGCCGTCGACGGCAAGGGCGTGGGCGTGCAGTCGTTGCCGGTCAATGACGGCGAGACCAACCTGCGCCTCGTTCAGCTGGCCCCGCGCATCGCTGCGTACCGTGTGGCGATGCGCTGCGCTCCCTGCGCAGTCGGCGCTCAGGCGCTGCTCGGGCTGGCGACGCAGGCCACGTGGGATGTCGCAGCGGCGCCCGACTCGCCCACGTCTGAGGCTGCGGCCGAGGTTGTCCGGCGCACGCTCGGTCTCGGTGGGTACGCCTCCCCGGTCATCGAGTGGGACGGTCGAGTGCTTAGCCTGCCGTCGTGGGAGACGCGGATGCGTCAGCTCCTGACCGGCGCGCTCTACGGCTTCGCCTTGGCCGAGATGGTGGCCTATCCCTACGAGGGCACCACGTACATCGACCTTGAGCCGCGCGACCAATCGAGCGTGCGTCAGTGGGTCTACGAGGGGCGGCGCATCGTCGCGGTTGACCAGTGGCAGCGCGAGCCTTACGGCCTGTCCAGCGTCGGCTCGGTGCGTATCCCCTACGAGCGCCTCGTGCATCTCGTCTGGCCGTCGCTGTCTGAAGGCGTCGAGGGCGTGGGCCTGCTGCGTCAGGTCGAGCCCCTGGCCTCGGACTACCGACGCGCGACCAACCTGCGCAACGTCTTGGTCCAGCGGTACGCGGTGCCGGTTCCTACCGTCACCATCGACGAGGACGCCTTGGCCCGTCAGCGTGGCACGGCTCCCTCGCAGCAAGAGTACGAGGCTGCGCGCGACGAGCTGCTGCGCGTGCTGCGTCGGTACACCTCGCACGAGGAATCTGCGCTCGTGCTGCCGTCGTGGGCGTCGCTCTCCTTTGAGGGTGCGTCTGCTGCGTCTGGCTCTGGTCCGCTCTCCGCTGTCGTCAGCGACATCGAGCGCGAGATTCTGCAGGCGTTCTATGTGCAGTTCTTGGCGATGGGCTCCAGCGGCTCGTCTGGCGCCTACGCTACGGCGCAGGTCCACGCGGAGCTCGCGGCGCAAATGGCGGGCGACTTGTGCCAATGGCTGGCCGAGGGGCTTAGCTCCTACGTGCGCGCCATCGTCAACGCGAACATCGGCCCGATGCCGCTCGACCAGCTCCCGCGCCTGACTTACTCGGGCATCCGGTCGAGCCTGTGGGTGGAGAAGGTCGGCGACGTCGTGTCACTGCTCTCTGCTGGCGTGCTCACTCCCACGGCCGAGGACGAGCGGGCTATCCGGTCCGCGCTCGAACTGCCTGCACCGACGCGGGCGGCTGAGGTCCGGTCTGAGCGTGAGCGCCTCGGGCGCACCGTGCGGCCGACGACTACACCTTCTACGCTTCCCGGAGGCATCTGATGCCGTTGCTGTCGACTGAGGAACTCACGCCCCCAGAGGCAGTGCAGCGCGAGGCGCTCAAGGGCGTGGCTCTGCACGAGGCGGGCAAGTCGGGCGACGGCATCAAGCCCGAGACCATCCGGCGCGCCAATAGCATCGCCAACGGCGAGCCGCAGTCAGAGCAGTGGGTGACCAGCGAGGCGCCCGCGTGGTTTGCTCGTCACGAGGCCGATTGGGAGGAAGGCGTCGACGACGTCGAGGGCCAAGAGTCCCCCGGCTTCGTCGCGTGGCTCCTGTGGGGCGGCGACGCTGGTGAGGAGTGGGTCGAGGAGATGCAGCAGC